ACTTCAATTACTTGAACTCCGCAATGGTCTGCGTTATCCCATAAGGTTGAATCATCACAATTTAGAATCTCTAATAGATGCCTTGCTTCTTCTTCTGTTGTTTCTTTGGTATTGTAGATGATGAGAGTTCTTTTTTTAGTAGCGGGCGCCAAATTCATAAGATGTTTTTTTACCATTTCTTGTGCAGTATCTGGATTATTCTCGTAGTAATTTTTGATTGCCTCAGCAGTGTTTAACAATTGATGTTGCGTGTATAGTTTCATTTGTTACCTCCGTATGTTAAATTACTAAATTTACTTGGGCTATTCCTGAATCGTTTGAAATGAATATTTTAATACCCATAAATGTTTCAACTTTTACAATACCTTCATAGTCTTTAATAACAGACCTTATCATAAAGTCTTTTGTTGATTCATTCATTAAAATACCAATCGGCTTTTTATTATTTCGTGATTCGTATTCCTCTATTTTAAATACAATATCAGCCATTAATTCATCATATGTCATTGCTCATCTCCTCCGTAGGTTTCGTTGTAGTATTGCTCACCAGTTATTGGTAGTATACTTTCAGGATAATCAATTCCATGAACTGTTCCTTTGTTGTATGCAGTTTCAATTCTTTCCTTCTCCATTTCTTTGGCTTGTTCATATAAAGTAGCATAAGTATTTGCATATTTACCTATTGATATTTCACCCTTTTCTAATTGAATTTTCAAAGCCCAAGTTTTTTGGTGAAACCACTCCACTGCCGTTTGTTGTTTATTGTTTGTCATTGCTCACCTCCTCCGTAGGTTAATTCAATTACCTTAAATTCAAGTATTCCGACATTATTATTGCTATTGACAAAATGTTCAATTTCACCCAATGTTGTATTCTGATTACATAACATTGATGGATTTATAACCTTCCAATCATCTGGGCCAATTTGAATACTTGTCTTAAAAGTTGCTACAAATTGTTTTACTGCTGTTTGTTGTTTATTGTTTGTCATTTCAATATCCTAAATCCTTTTTAACTTGTGATTGTTTGGCCTGGCGTTCATCGTACTTTTTACCACGCAATTCGGGTGTTTCTTCTTGCACCAATCTACGAACCCGTGTAATGGTGTCGGAGGATGTTAACCGCCCATTGGCCATTAATTTTAAGAAGTTCATCGCGGTGGTGTTAGATGATGGGTAACCCATCGCCTCCATTTCCAATTTCCAATACCATGCAACCAATTGTTGGTCGTTGTCTTTGAAGTCGGTGTACTGCGTTAGCAAGTCAATCACCGTTTGTTTAATATCCATTTTCATATTTGTCGATACAATAATACTATTTTAATTTCAAAATTCAAAAGGTGATGAAATTTTTGGTTCGATATTTTCTTTGTACAAAGTGCGGTTACCGATGTATGTGGTTGGGATGATACTGCATTCCCCGTGTCGGTTCTTAGCAATAATCAATTCCGCATCCTCGATTTCGGGTTGCATTGATTCGTATTTTGCGGGTCGGAAGGGGAACATAACCACATCCGCATCTTGTTCAATGGCACCCGATTCCCGAATGTCGCTTAACATAGGCCGTTTGTCTGCCCTATCTTCTGGCTTCCGTGATAACTGGGCCAATACGATAACCGTGATTTGTAATTCCTTTGCCAACAATTTTAATCCCCTTGATATCTCGGCAATTTCTTGTTCGCGGTTTTGCTTTGATCCCTTCATCAACTGAATGTAATCAATAACCAATAAATCCAACCCGTGTTTGGCTTTGTGGATTTTTGCCTTTGATTTGATTTGTTGGATTGATGCGTTTGGTTCCTCATCTACAAAAAATTCCACATCGCTTTTGTTTACCGATTCACACAATTGGGTTATTTCATGTTCCCGCAATGTGGCGTTCCGTATCTTCCAATTAACAATGTCGGTCAATAATGAAAAGTATCTTTTTGCCAATTGTTCTGAACTCATTTCCAAACTGATAATCAAACCTTTGCCACCCAACTTGCCAAATTCATAAATAAGTGATAAGGCCAATGCAGTTTTGCCCATCCCTGGCCTTGCGGCCATTACGATTAAATCACCCGCGTTCCATCCACCCAATATCCGATCCAATGATTTCCACCCCGTTGGTTTACCCGTTATGCTTACACCACGGGCAATGGCTTCGGTTATGTTATCCAATGCCTTGGCACTCACCTTGTGGATGGATTCGGGGTCGTGTATGGTTGTGAACTGTGTGTTGTCAATTACATTCTGGGTCTGTGCAATCAAGTTTGGCAAATCGGTTGCAAAATCTAACTTTTCAATTTCCTCGATGAATTGTTTTTTCAAAAATTTTTGTTCCAACTTGGGTAAGTATGATGGCACATTAAATGCGTGGTAAACATCGTTTCCAATGCGGACCATCCACGCTATTTGTTCCCGTGTTAACCCTTTGGATAAACTCATGTAATCGATTGGATCGTTGTTAAAATACTTTTCAATCATTTGTTCCACAATGTGTTTGTGTAAAATCCCATCAAACCAATTGGGCTTGATGCGTGGCAAAAGTGCCTGGGCTTGTGGGTAATACAATAATTGCCCCAAGATGTAATCCTCGATATTGTCATTCATAGTCCGCAATGTTAAATCTTTTTTGTGTTGGTTGTGTCGCCGTGGCGGTTTTTAAGTTACCATCCTTCCAAGTGATAACGCATGATTTCCAATTTTTCATTTGTTCTTTTCCAATTTTCCACCCCTTTGCTTCGTAGTGGTGATAAAAACGCTCTGCAACATTATTCATTCCTTGCTCATCCATATACACCGCAATCTCATCAATGGTTGGTTTGCTAAAAACCTTCGTTGTTTTTGGTTTGTCAACTGGTTTATCTAATACTTCATCTTTAATTTCATTTTCATTTTCATTTTCCATATGTGGAACATATGATAAAGATATGTCATTCACATTTTCTTTCTTTTTACGGTTATTACGCCTTGATTCAGAATATGCCTTTCGCTTGGTTACTTCTTCTTCCAACCTTTCATTGTAATACAAACCCGCCTCGTCCACGGCAAACTTTGAAAATATATCTTCGTCATGTGTGACACATATCTTTAACATATCTTTTTTTGTTAATCTTCCTTTTTGATGTTGGGCGCACATCAATCGAATAAACTTTCCAACCTGGTCGTTGTCCATAAACATCGTACCCGTTAAAAAGTCACTTGAATAAAAAAGGAATGCGGGATCTTTAGACATGGTTCCTCGATAATAAGTTTTTCAAAATTGAATTGTCAATTTCTTGAATGTTCTCGGGCGTTCCCCAATGTTTGCATTCAAGGTCTGAATAAATGTTTCTACCTTGGTTGTCGTAATACAATTTGTCTAAATGAAAATCGTAGGTAAGCCACCATTCGTGGTCTCTGTAAACTTCAATAATGCAATAATTCTTTTCTACTCTGGTTTGGGTTGTGTATTTCATAAAAAAATAAAACCTCAGACTTCGAATGGCGGTCGCAGTGCCAAACAAAGAATGAGGTTGTAAAGATTTTTCCAAGTTATCTGCGACATAACTGTAATACCCTACAAATATAAATCAAAAAACCTATATTTGCACAATCCGTTTGTTATTTGTCATATCATAGGATGGGGGGCTTTATTGCCCCCTTTTTATTGCGTTAAACATCACAACAATCCAAATGACACCACCCAACCCCACCATCGACATTCCGATGCACTGGGCCACATACGGGTGATGCACAATTAACCACCCGTAACCCAACCCACTCAATACAATACAGACAACGGATAAAATAAACATTCTCATTTGCTTAGTTTTATTTGGATCGTGTCCTCGTTCTGAATGTACTGGGCGGGTGTTATTAATTCCCCATCCGCACTAATCAACAAACCTTGGTTGGTTGTTTTATACGCATATTGGGCTTGTTTTTCCAACTCCTTAACCTGGTTCTTCAATTCAATTATCTCGGGTATATGGTCATAATTGTAACGACCCCCACCCGCTTTTTTTGTTATCTCATAACCTAAGTAAACTTGGCCATGCCATTTTACCGCCTCGATTAATGCCAATGGCTTGACCTGGTCTTGTAGTTCCTTTATGGCCTCCGCCATTTCTTTTAAGTGGATGTGGAATGCAAGGGGGCATCGTTCGCCCCCCTCCACTTCAATCATCATGTTTGCCAATTTGCTAATATCGTTTGTCATATCTTAGAAAGGTAAATCGTTTGAATCGTAAGTTGGTGACTTCGCGTTCTGCAAAGTATCAACACCATTATTCACGAAATTCTCAAAAATTTGGGCATAGGATAGTATCTCATGCAGTTTAATGTCACCGTTGATAACAAGGTCACCCGCTACCTTTAACACGCTCATACGCATAATGTGTTTGCCCGTTTCGGGGTCTTTGGGTTTTGGTGTGAATTGTTGCGTTGCCCCTGGTTGTGCCATTACGGGTGCAATCTTGTAATAAATGCGGTCCTTGAATGTTCTGTCCGTGATGGTGTAATCCGTTTCAACCCCAACACTAAATTTGGTTTGGTCTTTGGACTTACTTGCATACTCACCCGAATCGCCATTGGCAAAGGTGATTTCAAATTTGTACAATGTGCCATACTGCCCATCGAATGATCCGTTGGCGGTTACATTGGTTACCGCACTTCTTTTTGTTTGTTCCATATTATTTTGTTTTTTAATGTGTAATTTAATTGCTCTAAAATCTCAAATTGTTTTTCCATTGATAACCCGTTCCGTTTGAATTGAAATTTCCATGTGGTAACGGTGTTGTAATTGGTGTTCAATACCTCTGATAATTCTTTGTTTGATTTGCTGAATACTTGTGTTAACGCTTCGTGTGTTGTCATATAATTTTACATTCTTTTCCTAATTCATAACCATCCCACAATGTCAATTCCTGGTTAAATGTGATACGCCACAAATCCAAGGCATCGCATTCATAGTGCATCTCAATAATCTTAATGTGTTTGAAACGCTTGTTGGTTTCTAATACTTCCCGCAACTTGTTAAGTTCTGGTGTCCAAATTAATAATTGGTTGTTCATTTTTTTCCCGTCTTAAACTGATACAATGTTTGGGTGTACTCATCAAAGTGCGGGATGTACTCATCGCGTTCGTACTGATACGGGGTTGCCTCTGGCAATTTGTTAATGTCATTTTTGTACTGTTTCAACTTCCATCCAAGGAAGGAAACAACCACCGCAACGGGTGTAAGTAGAATGAAGTAAATTATATCCATGTTATTTGTCTTTTCAAAAATAGGTTAAATAATTTTAGATTC